ATTCAGCAAAAATTCTACGAACTAATGGTAGAGCAACACCGCTCCACTGTTCTTGATTAGCTGAAGTTCCTACATTTGAAGCTTCGTCGATTAACTGCTTTGCTTGGTTTTCCAAGAGTACAGCCATACCGGAAACTTCACTCTCATTTTTAAGTCCTTCTAAAAGGCCAGTTGGTTCCCACTTAGAAACCAGTTTACGAGAGGAAGACAGAAGCTCATTATGCGGATTATATCCACCCATTACGTCTTTTAGTTCGTTCTTGTAAGACACGATTTTTCTCCGTAATTAAATAATGTTAGCGAGTTTCTTCATACGAGATTTAAAATCCGTACTTTCGCCGATTATTGGTTTCTTCTTAGGTTGTGTAGAAGCTACAGGCTTAGAAGCTTGACTTACACGTTTAGCAGACTCATTAACAGGCTTACGCTTCATTGATTCAGCAAATGTAGTGAAAACAAGTTTGACTTCGCGTACGTTAGCAGCTCTATCAAATTGCTCAATTACTTTCATTTTCTGTTCTTCAGTTACGTTTCTGCTTCTGAATAGCTTGTTTGTGTAAAGAAGTTTAGCGTTAAGTAGGTTAACTTCAGAAAGCTTATTCTTCAAGTAAAGAACTGTCTTCTTATACTCTTCGAGTTCGCTATCTTCGTCTTCCATCTCTTCGTTTTTCTCTTCTTCGTCTTCATCTTCCATGCCTTCTTCTTCTGTTAGGGCTTTAATGATTTCGTCAAGGTCGATTTCTTCGTCCATATCTTCGTCTTCCATCTCTTCTTTGACTTCTTCATCTTCATCGTCCATGTGTGCACCTTCTTCTTTTGGATCTTCGTCCTCATCGTCCATGTGCTCACCTTCTTCGACTTCTTCATCTTCGTCACTCATTTCAGCTTCTAATTGGCGTAAGACTTCTTCGACATCATCATCCTCATCGTCCATGTGCTCACCTTCTTCGACTTCTTCATCTTCATCGTCCATGTGTGCACCTTCTTCTTTTGGATCTTCGTCTTCGTCATCCATGCCATATCCTTCGCCTACTGGCTGATCAGGAGCTTTTTCAAGATTTTCATCTTCTTCACCAGCTTCTTCATCATCACCTTCAGACTCAGGACCTTGTCCTATCCCAGAAGTATCACCTGCTTCAGGAGCAGGCTCTTTATTATCACTAGCTCCGATGTCAGAGGGTTCTAGCTCTTCGTCCATTTCCTCTTCTTCTTCACCATGATAACCTTCATCGGCTTTTTCCTCATCTTCGCCTTCCATTTCAGCTTGTAGCTTCTTAGAAAGCATTGATTTCAGATGTGGGGTAAAGGCCTCTTCGAGGGCTATTTTAGCATTTGCTAATGCAGTTTCGCGCACGGCTTTTGCGTCAGCAATTGCTTCTTTTAATAGTTTATCCATTAGGATTCTCCCTTAAAGAGATTATATAGTTATTTTGAACTATAATCTGATTCGATTATTTAGGAACACCTAACGAATGTAGGTGCATTTTATTTTTATATAAGTATGGTATAATATATTTAAAGTTCAGCTTTTTTTGATCTAATTTGAGCTCTTAATCTACCTTTTGCTCTTCGATCTCTTTTTATTGCTGAAGGCTTTACATAAAACTGTCGCTGTTGAAGCTCGTGTAATATTCCTGCTTCTTTTACTTTTTTCTTAAATTTTCTTAATGCAAATTCGTATTTGTTATTTGTAACCTTAACTTTTATTGACATCTTTACCTCTTAGTCTTCTTCGTTTAATTCTCTTATATCAAAATATCTATTTAATATTCCACCCATATCTTCATACAAAGCAGCCATTCTGTCTTGTAATGCTTGAGCTTCTGTTGCTATCTTATTAAATTGTGTAGCTTGTTTCTTTAATTCATTCATATTTCTTTTAACAGTAACACTATCAAACCAGTCTTGAGTTTCATCTACAACATGTTTTTGTGCAGCTTCAGCAATCTCAACAAATGTTTTTGCAACATCTGCTAAATTATGCTTTTTGTATATTGAAGGACCATAAGTTGAAAACTCATTGACAGAGCTTACAAGGTCTTCTTTTGTCATTAATTTTTTCTCACCTTCTTTAGCAACTAATTCTTTTGCAATTTTTAATAAGTCTGTAGATTTTTCTTCTTCAAACATATTTCCAAGAGGTTTTACTGTGACAACTCCTCCTATGGCTTCTTCTAATATATCTTTCATCTTCACTGCTATTCTCCTGATAGGATGTTAAATACTGCTTTTTCAACACCTTGCCATTTATTACTGCTTGTTTTGCCTTTAACTGATTCATTAACAGGCCTTAAGAACGCACCGTGTGTTGAAGGATTAGAAACAAAATCAAATCCTATTAATTCAAAATCATCTTGAACTTCATCTCCGGCAGATTCTTGTTTTATTGAACCTAAACCTCTTGAACTAATACCTAATTTAATTCCACTTTTAAATAATTCTTTTAATATATTTCCAGCAGGTGTTGTTAAAACTTCAACTGTGCCTACTAGATCATTTCCGTTCCAATGCATTTCTAAGACATTATGAGAAACGTTTTGTAAATTTACTACTGAACTGTCTGGATGATCTAATTCACCCATAGCTCTTCTTTCTTTTATAAAATTATCCGTATACTTTTTTGCTTCACGCATTAATATTTCTTTCGGATATACTCTTCCATTTTGATTTCTTGCTTCTGCTCTTTGTAAAACACCTTTAACAATAAGCTTTCCACCATTTGTGCTAATAGCTTCATTTACTTTGTCAGGTGTTACATCAAAAGGGATAACATCAACTAATAAAGATTTGTCCATTATACTAAGTCCTTTACTTTATGAGAAAGTCTTACAAGCTTTTCTGAAATTTTACCAAGAGCTGTTTTTGTTCTCTTCATATAATTTTCAGATTCGAATCTCATTTCATTTTTAAGTTTTACGTTGTACTTTACTAATTTCTCTATTTCAATAATTCTATTACGAATTTCAGTCATAGACTTAGCAAGTTTTTGTTTTGTTGACATAGACTCATCATTTCTAAATCGCCAGTAATTTTCTTTTACAATGCTCATGCCATCTGATAATTTTAAATCATCTTCATCTTTTTCTTTATCTTTAGGATCCCTAAACGCCGCTGGTGTTTTTGGTGGTCCTTCACCTCCATCAATGCCACCTGTAACGCTCATCTCTTTTAATTCTTTTCGTATGAGCTTTTTTAATAGTTCTACTAACTTTTTATTTTTTGATGACATTCTTTATCTCAGAAACTAATTGATAAAATCTCATAAGTTTCAGTACATGTGATGTTTTCGGTTTTGCAATTTTTGTTTCATTTACTAATTTTACACATTCTTTAATTTTTATCTTAACAATTTTATTATCTATAGAACTATAATATTTTTTTAGTTCAAATAACACATTTTTAAATTGTGATTCTAAGAATGTTTTTAGTGTGCCAGTGCTTGATACACTATTAATATATTCTCTAAGAACTTTTTTCTGTTCTTTGGAAAGCGTATCATACTTCTTATTAAATTTTTCTACTAATATTTGGTATGCTAAAAGTCTTAAATCTTTATTTTGCTTTTTCAATTCAACTAAAGTTTTGTCATTTTCTTCTTTTTTAACTGAAGAAATGTTTTCTACTACTGTGTAAAAACTTTTAGATGATTTTTCTGGATCAGAATAGTCTTCTGTCAACACATTGTATATTGATGCTAATAACTTATAATTTGGTATTCTTACTTTAAAGAAAGAATCCATATCAAAACTTTCTTTTATTGTCTTAATAAGCTCATACTTTTCTTTTCGAAGTTTTGACTGGTTGATTGTTTTATTATAAGACTTTATTGTTGTTTCAATTAAATGTTTTGCACGATCAGAGTTTTTAATTTTTGTCTGCTGTAAAACATTAAAGATCTTGGCTTCTTTATACAGCTCTGTATCTTTCTTAAAATATTGCTTTACTATTTTAGTCGACTGTGAAGATGTTGAACCATTCAACACGTCTGATGTTATTTGTCTAGTTAGCAACTCGAATAACAAGCCGCCATTTTTAAATTTTGAGTGTTTCATATATACCCTTAGCTAAGTCTCTTATGAATTCATTTATAAATATAAGAAAACTAAATTTTCTTCTCAGTTCCATTAAGTTCTTCATCAATATCAGATACTTCTTTTAATAATTGTGTTTCTTTTTTATCAAAGCTATTCTTCATAGCATCAAAGTGTGCCAATGCAAGTGGACTTTTTCTAAATTTATGTGTTGTTGGATTATCATCTCTTTGCGTAGAATGTAAATAATCATATTTTCCTAATGCATCTCTTACACCGTATGTCTCTCTATCTTCTGTATCTCTTTTTGTATCTTCATCTTCCATTCCGCCTTGCTCATCATCACTTTTCATTTGTCCTTCTTCTGCTTGTTTTGCAGGATCTGAACCTTCATTTTCGATAGAGCTCAATCTAAATGCTTGTTTTTTATCATCTATAATCTCATCTTGCATTTTATCTACATCTTTTGTAGTAAAGTTTAATATGTTATCATAGATCCACTGCTGTGATATTAATCCTTCTCTTTTCATTGCTTCTGCAATATTATTTTTTCTTTCCCAAAGGTCGAGTCTTTCTTGTTCATATATTGTTGAAGGACTAGTAAGTTCTAAATCAAAATCAACCAAAGCAGCGTCTGTATAGCCTTGTGAGTATAAGTGCACAACTGCTATTTTTGTTAACTCACTCAATACGATTCTTTGTATTCTTTCAATTGTTCTAGCAAATCTAACATCTTCTGCTGCAAGTGTTGCTTTTGATCCGACATTTTCTTCAAATCCTAAGAATGCTTTAGGGATTTTTAATGCTGATAGTAATTTATTTTTTAAGTATTCAATATCTTCGACTGCTTCATAAGTTAGTCCTGGAAGAGATTCTATTTGTGTACCGCTATCACCACCACGAACAGGTAAATAAAAGTCTTCAGTTAAATTTTGCATATTGTATTTTAAATTATAGTCGCCTGTATCTTCATTTATGACTGGCGCTTTTTTCATTTTATCAATAATACGCTTCATATATGTGTCAACTTCATTCGGTGGTAAATTTCCAATATCAATTTTAAATACTCTTTTTTCTGGTGCTCTCATAATTCTGTGAATTAACATAGCATCTTCCATAAGAGATAATTGTTTCCAAACTCTTCTTCCTCCTTCTATCATTGACTTTCCGTAAGGAATGTAATTGGAGTCTGATAGCAACCTAAAGTGTGCTACTTGAAAATTTTGTAATTCTTGATTAGAAGCATTTTGTGGCTGATTTCTTGGGTCAGTTGCGTCTAAAACAAATTTAACTTCGTAAGGATTTTCAGGATCAAAGTCTTCTATACGTGAAACATCATATGTAGAAAGAGGTGAAACATTAATAATTCCGTAGCCCTCTTTTACATCTAAGTTTAAAAAGAAATCTCCATACTTGCACATATTTCTAATCCACGGCCAAGCATTGAATTCTATATTTAAAATATCATAAAATAAATTATGCAATATTTCATGAATTTGTGTATTGTTTGCTTTAATTTCTAATACGTTTCCGTATTCAGATTTCATTGTTGATTCATCTGCATAAACATCAAGAGCAGATGCAATAATAGGATCATCATCCATTGCTTCATAATCACGAAAAAGTGATATACGTTGTGCTTTTGCTAGTTCTCCGCTGTAACCGTGATAAGATCCTATTCCTCTTTTACCAGAATATAATCTTTGGTATCTATCCATAAGTGACCTAGAACCTGCTTGAATATCATCAGTATCAACTACTTTTAATTTTTTACCTCCAACATTACGTACAATAACGCCTGTTGAAAATAAGCGTTGTATTCTATCAAAAAATGTATCTTGTTTTGCCATTTTATATTAACCAAGTTATGGATTCTTTTTTGCCGGCTACTTTTTGTTTCCAGCCGTAGTCTTCTTCTGCTTCAACAGTGTAAACCCCAGAGCTTGCTCCCATTTTGTTCATTGTTTCTCTTGTTATCCTCATGTTTTCTTCATGAAGACGTAAACTAGTATCTCTAATCCAGAGACTTATTGCCATACTCATGACTAAGTCATCGTTATAGCCTTTAAAAGCTTCCGCTTTCCCATTATTAAATATAAAAACATATAATTCATCGATCAGTCTAATTGAATTTATTTTTACTTGTTTTTCTCTAATAAATTGTGATAATTTTTCTATGATAAGCGGTCTTGTTTTCATAGTAGTTGAAAATCCAGGTATTTGATTTCTGTCTTCTCTTCTATATTTGTTTGTATATTGTGTTTTTGTATCAACATACTTTAAATCTCTTTTCATCCAGAATAAATTTCTATATTCTCTATCTAACAATACTTGTAAAACTGCCCAACCAACATTGTTATTCTCAACGACTAATAC